TGTGCACATTGGGCGCGAACAACTTCTTCTTGTTCAAAACCGCTTAATCGTAACAACCGATTATACAAGAGGGTGGGTACAATTGTACTCACCCTTTTTGTTTATATTTGCAGCGTTAATTAAATCAAATTATGAAAAATCCAACTAATCAAGTTAAGGATAGAGTGTTTATCCTTACGAAAGAGAAAGCTCCGTTGAGCTACACCCTTCCATCAAGAAACACAAAGCGTTTTTCTTTACTCTACTTTGACGGAACCACAAACCGTGCGTTGCGTTATTCTAGAAACCAGAAGTCAGTATTTGAAGATGAACAGGACGACAAGGCAATCCTTGAGCCAATCGTATTCGAGGATGGAAACTTAGTTGTTCCAGCAAACAACCCGATGCTTGGGAAGTTCTTGGACATGCACCCATTGAATGGAGATGTATTTAAAGAGTTTAACACAGAGAAAGAAGCCACGCTAGACATCGAAGAGTTGAACATCGAGCTTGACGCACAAATCGCAGCACGCGAGATGAAGTTGGAAACAATGGAGTCTGTAGGACGTTTGATCTATGGTCCGTCTGTAGACAATATGACAACACCAGAGTTGAAGAGAGACATCTTGCTTTACGCTAGAAAATACCCAATTCAATTTTTAGAGATGATCAACGACCCCGACTTAGAAGAGACCGCAATGTCATCTAAGGCATTGTCTTCTGGATTGTTTACAATGAGAAATAACAACCGCGAGATATGGTTTAACATGCCTGGAAACAAGCGCAAGTTGATGAACATCCAGCCTGGAGATGATCCAGTGTCTGTATTGACTACATTCTTTGAATCAGAAGAAGGCAAGCCAATCGCAGAGATGGTACAGTCTAAACTTTCTTAACTATATTTGCAGTATAAAACAAAAAAATGAGCAAGTTTCTTAAAATCGCCGCTAGCACAACTGGATCAGTTTTGGTTGGCCTTGACAACATCGACTTGGTAACTGCAACAGCTACCACAGTTGTATTGAACTACAGCGCTGGTTCTACCAGTACTGACGTGGTTACTATTACCCACACTTCTGACAGTACGTTTGCAACTCGTGATGCATTTTATGCAGCTATCGAATTGGCAAACTCTGCCTCTTCTAACCCTGCTGTATTCATTACTCCCGTGTTGCCTTCTGGTATTACTGTGAGCACTGTTGCAGTTGCCTAATTAGAACAGACCAAAAACTAGGGCCATCTCGGAAGGGGTGGCCTTTTTTTGTTATCTTTGTGATGACATGATAAACACGGTTAGAAATACTGTTATGGCTATCCTTAATAAGGATAACAACGGTTACATTACACCGGAAGAGTTCAACCTATTCGCCAAACAAGCGCAGCTTGAGATATTTGAGCAGTACTTCTACGACTACACCAACTGGGTGAACAAAAGAAATGGAAGGTTGGCTAATGACGGTTATTCAGACATTCAGAAAAACATAGCAGAAACAATTGATACATTTTCTACATCTAGCAATTTATTGTACTCGGGCGCTAATCAATCGTTTGCCCTTCCTAGTGATTGGTACTACATTAATGTTGTATTATACGGCACTAAAGAGATTGAATTTGTGGCCCAGAACAAGGTGATGAACTTGCTAAACTCTAACATCACCGCACCGACTGTAGCCTACCCCGCATACTACCAAAAAGGAAATGATATTAAAGTTTACCCAACGACCATCCAGAGCAACGTCAGTTCGTTGTATGTTCGCTACCCTGTTGATCCTAAGTGGACATATACTGTCGTGGCAGGCTCGCCTATATTCAACCAGTCAGCTGTTGACTATCAAGACTTTGAGCTTCCGGAAAGCGCACAAAACGACCTAGTGTACAAGATTTTGTCATATTCTGGGGTTAATCTTCGCGAAGCAGAGGTTGTACAATTCGCTACCGGATCTGACAACACTGAGCAAACTAAGCAAAGCTAATGGCATACATAACTAATCAAGCATACTACTCGGACCCCAACAACAGTGGAGAGTACCAGTATGTCAGCCTGTCTGACATAGTGAACAACTTCATGCTTATGTATGTTGGCGACGATAAATTAATAGGCGTTACAAAGAGATACAACGTGTTGTTCCACGCAAAGCGTGCAATACAGGAGCTGAACTACGACGCGGCCAGAAACGTAAAGGTGCTAGAGCTTAACGTTGGAGAAGACCTCAAGTTGGTCCTTCCTCCAGACTACGTTAACTACGCAAGGATCTCTATGGAAGTAGAGGGCACTCTGTTTACTCTCAGCGAGAACATGAGCGTCAACTACGCACAGGCATACTTGAAAGATTCTAGCGACAACATACTGTACGACCAGAACGGTAGCGTTATTACCGGCACGTCGGAGCTTGACATCAAGAGAATTCAAGGATACCCACAGACATTGTTTACTGGCGAGGGCTGGGCAAACGGTCGTTGGGGATGGAATATCGATGACTACTGGTACTTCAACTACAGCCTTGGTGGATTCTTTGGTTTGAACTCAGAGGTTGCCAACGTTAATCCAACATTCAGAATTGACAAGGCCTCTGGCGTAATCAACTTCAGCTCTGGTATGAGCAACAGGCTTGTCGTGATTGAGTACATCTCTGATGGTCTTGAGAACGGCGACGACGACGCAGTTAAGGTAAACAAGTTGGCAGAAGACTTTATTTATAGCTACATCAAGTGGGCTATCTTGAATAACAAAGTGGGAGTGCAAGAGTACATTGTACGTAGAGCAAGAGAAGAAAAGTCTGCAATGCTTAGAAACGCTAAGATCAGACTTTCTAATATCAAGCCCAATCGTATTTTGATGGTATTGAGAAATCAAGGAAACTGGATCAAGTAATGGAATTAAAGAGAAGCCTAGTAGCTGGTATAATGAACAAGGATCTGGACGAGCGCCTGATCCCTGATGGACAATACAGAGATGCAATGAACGTAACCGTCGGCACGTCCGAGGGTTCTGACGTTGGAGCGCTGTCGAATGAGCTTGGTAATACCAAGGTGAGCGGACTCGCCGCTGCAGCTACTGCATTCTCTGGATCTTCATTTTCCTTGGCCGGGGCAAAGACGATCGGATCTATATCCGTACCTTCTGAGTTCTTGGTGTTCTGGTTTGTAAAGGCCGTTGGTGGAAACATCATCGCGTCTTACAACGAGCTTACTGGCTTGACGTCTGTCCTTGTGATGGACACAAGGGCCGGTGCCGCGAACGTTCTTAATTTCAACACGCAGTACTTGATTACCGGTGTAAACTACATTAGTGACTTGTTGTTCTGGACCGACGGGTTAAACCCGCCACGCAGAATAGACACGAAGACCAACTATGGCTTCAATACATTTACAGAGGAAGAGATAAACGTAATCGTAAAGCCACCATTGACGGCTCCTACGCTTGCGTTAAAGACCGACGACTCACAAACAAATAACATCACAGACAAGTTCTTGTACTTCTCTTACCGGTATAAGTACCAGAACAACGAGTACAGCTCGCTTGCTCCGTTCTCTGAGGTGGCATTCTTCCCGAAGGACTTCCAGTACGACTACAGAACCGGATCTAACAAGTCGATGGTGAACTTCTACAACGCAGTAGATGTTTCATTTAATATTGGGTCTAGCATCGTAAAAGAGATTCAGTTGGTGTTTAAAGACGCTGCTGGATTGAACGTAAACGTCATTGACAACTTCTCTCGTCAGGACATCGTGTCTGGAAAAATCAGCGCTGTAAGCCTGTCTGGAACGACCGCTACGTTAAACGGATTCTCGAACAACAAGATATACAGCGTGCTTCCAGCAAACCAGCTGACAAGATTGTTTGACAACGTTCCGTTGAAAGCAAAGGCACAGGAGCTCATTGGTAGTAGGTTGATTTATGGAAACTAAGGAATTCAAATGGACTACTCTATAAGGGTTACTCCAGAAGATAGACTATCTACTGACTTTGTTGTAGGAGAGCCAGTGAAGACCATGCGTAGCGACAGAGACTATGAAGTTGGTATCTGCTATGTTGACGCATACGGAAGGATGAGCACGGTTCTTACCACGGTAGAGAACTCTGTGTACATTGGTCCAGAGAATTCAGACACCGGCAACAAGTTGGTATTGACGATCAACAACGAGGCGCCAGACTTTGCTACAAAGTATCGCGTCATGATCAAGCAGAACAAGGGGTCTTACTACAACATATTCCCGACCCTGTTCTATACCGACGGGCCATTCGTCTACATGAAGATCAACGAGTCTGACGTAGACAAGGTTAAGTCAAACGACTACATCGTAATAAAGGCTGACTCTGCAGGCATTACCTACAGTGCTGAGCAGTACAAAGTGCTTGAGGTTGAAACCAAGCCAAAAGACTTCTTGAACAACCCATCCAAGCCAAATATAGAGGGCGTTTATATCAAAATAAAGGTAGACGACAACTTCAACTTCTTGGACGAAAACATATTCTCTTACAGCTGCACCGGTATCGGAGCCACGTCTGCAAGAATAGATGGCATATACAAAACAACATGTGGGTTTAACAACGCAAACCCATTGTTGTCTAGATTTGGATACATCGAAAATCCAATATTCTACGGAAGCGGGTTGAACAACTTGGGTATCGAAAACTCAAACAACTGGCTTGCAAAAAGTGACGTAAAAGACATTAGGTACTACATTGAGATCGACGGAACAAACACCTTCAAGTACAAGATGTTTGGATCTTCAACGTATGTACAACAGGGCGTTACCATTACCGGTGGTGTTCAGAACTTAAGGGACGAGACTGGAACTGACGTAATTGCAATCAGATTTGCTACTGTCGCTGGCCACACCGTTAAAGACAAGTGGGTAGTAAACTGTAGGAGCAATTCTGGTCTTAACTACTTTGGTGACAGAACTAGTTTTAAAACAGGAGGCATCTTTGCCAAAGACCCTATCGGTGCGTGTGCTGTGGTTCCTCTTGACCTAGTAAATAACAACGACCTAGAAATTAAAGCAGGTGCAACAATTACCTTCCAGATAGACGAGACCAAGGTTGTAGGTGGCGGAGAGCAGGCAAAGCAAACGTTTGTTTCCTCTTCTAACTACTCAAACATAGAGGAATGGTTCATCGAAGATGGCGCTTACATACAGTTCAAGATGCTTGTTGATGGCACCAACAAGGGCTACAAGAGCATATACTTTAGAAGGAGTGAGCA